GCGGAGGGGCAGGTCTCCTAGGTGCTACAATCGAAGACGATGACCCAGAGGAGTTCGGATGGCGTGATGTTGCTGGCTTACTCGGTGCTGCCGCCCTCGGTACTAAGGCTGTACGCACTGGAGCCGGTAAGACAGCGATTGCGCGACCGAAAGGGAAAGGCAGTAAGCCCACCATGAGTGCTGTTGCTAGAGGATTTATTAAGGAAGGAGAGACGGTCCTTCACTCTGGTTCTGGTATTGATATGGTTGGGGCCGGAGCCCTTACCGAGTCTACGGGGAAGAAGGGTATCGTCGTAAACTACGATCCCGATCCTGCAAACGTGTCTCGTATGGCGGATGATATTGCAGACGGGAAGAAGCTAAAGTCCGGAGCGTGGGCTCTACCAAAGAATATCGCGGTGACTGATGATCCTGATTTTGCGTTCAGGGCTCTTTATGATAAAGTCGTTCAGTCGTATGTACTCAACGTAATCAAAACTGCTGAAAAGCGTATCGAAACCATCACGCAGAACCTGAGTGTATTGAAGCCTGAAGGTCAGGCAATGTTCTCAGTAAGAAAGGATGTCCCCAAGGGAGGGTCTCCTACTCAGCACCACTATGGTGGTGATGAGGTGCAGTTCGGTGAGCACCATCTACCACAGGAGTTTGTAGAGGAGATCCAAAAGGCTGGGGGACGTATTGTTGAGGTTATACCATCATCGGAAACTGGGGCTTGGACAGCAGTCGTGGAGCGTGACTTCCAGAATATAAATGAGGTGGACCCAGTATACCGTGGAGTCAATCCCGAACGGGCTACTACATACGATGCCCCAGGGTATGGTGAATTGAAGATAGGGGACCAAAAGACGTATATAGAAAGAGGAGATACTCGGCAGTCTGATATTACCAAACAGAGGCGGGCCGAGGCTACTAAAAATATGGATCAGGGCATCTGGATGGAGACTGGACGCCCATACTATGATGTGAGCAAGAGGTACGATGTAGATCCAACAGCGCACGTTAATGCTGGCCACATCCCTCCTATTCGTACAACACTGGACCCGGGTTATATAGATGGCAGGCTGCCAGCGACAGAAGGTCTTCTAGGACAGGGTATGGTCCCGCATTATAAGACAGAAGCGAAAGCTCAAGAGTGGCGGGAGAAACTCGATACCCCAGTGACCCATGAGATACTAGGAGCAGCATTCGATGCAGCCAAAGGTGATCAAAATGCTCACAACTGGTTTGCGATGGGTCAGCTTCAAGATGATTACATTAATTATCTGGGTGAGGCTGAGGGTCGGAGAAAGTTCCAAGAAGACTTTGCTATAGGGATGGCTGCAACTACGGCAGGTGCAGATCCAACTAGCAACCTGCTAACGGCTGCATTCGGCAACTTCTTACGAGAGAGAGGGATGCCCCTCCCTCCATCCCAGATGACTTCTCATCCAGTAGGTGGTAGATATCTGACCGGAAATATAAAGACGCACCGCGACATGCTTCCACTAAATATGCGTGGGTTATTAGAAGCATGGGATACACCGAAGCGTTTCAGCTTTATGAGCAACTTCCTAGGTGATCTCAGCCGGATTACTATTGATGAACAGATGATGAAAGCCTTCGATCCCGCAGTCCAAGCATTATGGAAACTAGGTTACAGGTTGGTCCCAGTTGATGGCAAACCGTCTATAGATCAGATGATGAAACCTGCACCCAAAGGTAAGCCTCATCCCTATGAGTCATTTAGACAGGATGCGATGGCCAGCCCAGAAGTAAGTGAAATAGATATGGGTTCTGCGGCGAACAATAAAAAATGGCGGAACCTCCAGAGGGTATGGAATTCACCTAGCAATATAGGAACTGGTGCGTATGGGATTGTCGAGCAAATCGTTAACGATGCTGTTGGAAAGCTGTCTCCGGGTATGGCACCCGCCAATTTCCAAGGTGTGATATGGACTGGCTTGAAGGGCACTACAGGCAAGCCAATGATGGAGCACGTTAACGAAGCAATCGAGCGTACTGCGTATGTCACTGGGCGTACACGCGAAGAAGTGCTGCGTGACCTCATAACGAAAAACACTCCACTCTATGGAATGATGGGGCTACTGGGTACAGGCGTGGCCGCGAACGAGATGGAGCGCAACTGACTGAATGGATATAGGCGCGGCACAAGACGCATGGCTGGATGATCCTACTCTGTTTGTGGAGAAGATCCTCGGAGTCACGCCAGACCCGTGGCAGCAACAAGTCATGGAAGCCGTAGCCCGTGGCGACAGAGGGGTCAGCATCAGGTCAGGGCACGGTGTAGGTAAGACAGCCTGCCTGTCGTGGATGGCGCTATGGTGGATCACAGTACACTGGGACGCCAAGTGCGTGATCTCTGCCCCTACCTCGGCACAGCTTCACGATGCGTTCCTACCTGAGATGAAGGCGTGGCTCAAGGAGAGCCCGCCGGAGTTCCAGGCAATGTTTAACGTGAAACAGGATAGGATCGAACTGGAGGCTGCACCCGAGCGCCAGATCATAACCGCCAGAACCTCACGCGCAGAAACACCTGATGCACTGCAGGGCATACACGCTGGTCATGTGTTGCTGATCGTCGATGAAGCGAGTGGTGTACCCGAGCAGGTCTATGAGGCTGCTGCGGGTTCCATGTCCAGCGAACATGCAGTCATGGTGCTGTGCGGGAACCCCGTTCGGAACACCGGCTACTTCTATGATACGTTCGGCAAGCTGGCAGACAGGTGGACAAACTTCCATGTCTCGTGCATCGACTCGGGGCGCGTCAGTGAGGAGTACATTGAAGAGTGCAGGATGCGCTATGGTGAAGAATCCAACACGTTCCGTATCCGGGTACTCGGTGATTTTCCTCGCGGTGATGATGATACAGTCATCAGTGCAGAGTTGGTGGAGAGTGCGATCAACCGCGATGTGGAAGCTACAAAATTCGGGCCGATAATATGGGGTCTGGATGTTGCCCGTTTCGGGTCCGACGCTTCTGTGCTTTGTAAGCGTAAAGGCAACGCGATCACGGATTCGCTGCGTATGTGGCGCAACTTGGATATCATGCAGTTGTGTGGTGCAGTGATGGCAGAGTTTGAGGCAGCAGACGAGAAGCCTACCGAGATATGTGTAGACTCCATCGGTATCGGTGCTGGTGCCGTGGACAGGTTGCGTGAACTGGGGCTGCCAGCGTTCGGTATCAATGTGAGTGAGAGTCCAGCACTCGGGCAGCAGTATCTGAACCTGCGAGCAGAGCTATGGTATAAGGTCAGGAATTGGCTGGAAGGACGCGATGTGCGTCTACCCCGAGACGAGAGATTACGCAACGAACTCACGACAGTGAGGTTTAACTACACCTCATCCGGTAAGGTCAAGATCGAGTCCAAAGGCGAACTGAAGAAGCGTGGACTTGCGAGTCCAGATTGTGCCGACGCATTATGTTTGACGTTCTCTTCAGATGCCGGTGTGGGCAGTGGGCTCTCACAACGGAGAACCGGGCAGTTAAGAAGGGACCTAGAAGGAATAGTGTAGGGGGCTCGGCTGGTGGTCTGGCTACCACAGCCCAACTTAAATAACCACACTCTAATCGGTGCCCCTACTCTTCTGGTTCCTGCTCAGGAAGAATACGATAGCCCCACACCTTGCGGAGATCCCCGGTTAGGCTCTTTCTCATAATTTGTACTGGGAGCAAGCGGCCTGTCTCCTTTAGTTTCTTCAACCGTTTTCGTATCGCAGCATTACCTACGCCAAGTAAGTCAGCCAACTCCGTTGTGGTGAACGCATCGTCTGGAGACTCGACGTTCTCAATAGCAGCCTGGAGTTCAGCGATGAGATCTGCTTCGGTCATCTTCATATAGTTAACGGCTTGGGTCTGTCTGGAGTGAAGAGCACAGGCTTCACTTCAATTTCATGCTCATTCACACCAAGTAGAATTATCCCGATATCTGCCAGAGATTCTGCAGCGATCCTGTGTATCCACTCTGTCGCAAGCTGAAACGCTGGTGCGCTGATTACTCGGGTGATGCCACGGTGATCGAACCCTGTGTCCATGTACTTGTGATTATGGGAACGCACTGCGATGTCGGGAGGACGCCTTTCGTTAAAAATCTTGAGGGGATCATCGGAGTGTCGCATGGCGGTGTAGGTCTCCAGCATTTGTTCTGCCCATATATCAAACCCATAGAGCCGAGAGTAGGACCCACGAGTGTGTGCCCGTTGTCCCATCCTGCCGTGGTGGCTCAGGTCTAGGCGCACATTCCCGATGTCCAGCCGTCTGCGATATGATGAGAACTTATCTGTCTCGGGGTCCTTGATGATCGGCCACGACATATCCCTGAGCGCGTGAGCTACAGCCTCTTCCGAAGAGCCTGATCTACCCGAGTGTGATGGTGTGCCACGCAGCACATGTATCGCCTTCGGTTTAAGAGCGAGCGGCACTCTCAGAGATTCCATAGCGCACCCGAGGTGTATCCCTGTCAGCGGGCTGGCAATCTGTGCAGTACGGTGATGGTCGCCATCAATCAGATCACCGTTCAGTATCAGACTGAGATGCTTGCCCCGAGAATATGACTTGGCGATTGCCCACGACTGCTCCCAGCAATCCCAGAGCCAACGCTGTGCTGGGGATGGTTCATATAGACCACCATCATCTAGCTCCATGCCTTCGGGGGGACACAACCCTACCGTAGACCCGCAGTGCAGGTCTCCGCATATCGCTATGACATGGGTCATTACTCGTTGGTGCCCCACAGTAGATATCCTCCTGCTAATCCGGCTACGGCCAGCCACCAGTCTGCCTTGAGTCTCAGGCCGAGGCTTGGCTTCATCGACTCGCGCAGTGCATTGACTTGCGCCTCTAGCATGAAGCTCTTGATCTCAAGCTCACCGATGTGTTCTCGGAGCCCGAGCACGAGTTCACTCGCAGCATCGGCACGGAGTGCCTCAGACATCGTATTCTTGCGTTCTGCCTCTATAATAGAATAAAGCGAGACAATCTGGTTTTCATAACCTAATACAATACTGTCGAGTTCAACTGTTTGCATCGAGTCTAAGGATGCCCTAAGACGCTCAGAAATCGCTTCTGTGCGTTCTCGGTCTTCTGTTCGCTCTCTGTTGAGTCTGGCAACCTCGCGCTCGTTAGCGAGCCTCTGAGCATCTGCTACAGAGTCTGCTGCTGCTAGGTACACTTCTAGTGAGTCTGAGCGGGTCTGTACCGAGTCGATAACGGTCTGCTGCACCTCGACTCTCTCGGCTGTATCGTCGGCTATCCCACGCCAGTATGCCCGCTCGGAGTTCTGCTGCAGCATCACGACAAATAAACCTACAGCTATCACGATCAGCCACGGATTGGGATTGAACTTTACCACCGCGCTGGTGCCTGTCTTCCGAGCCATCCTCGTATGTCCACATGTGTGAACGAGTTGTATCTACCGATGCCCAGCTTCTCAGCGAGCGGGTGAGCCTCAAGCATGTCAGCAACCTGTGATGGTGTGTAGCCTAGCTTCACGATGTCGGCGGCTCCGCATGTGAGGTGCATACTCCACGGGACGCCACCGATCTCTTTGTTGTACTCTGGGTCTCTGTACCACGAGTTGATGAGGACTGGCGACCTCACGCCCTCGTCCCGTATGTACTGTAAAACGTCTATCAGTATGATCGCATTTTCAAGGAGGTCGAGCGTCGGTGCCTGAAGCTCGCAGTCTCCTGCCCGCCGCCCTACATCGGCAACCTCCAACGCACTGAAATTGTGGACGCCTTGTGCTAGAAGCTCCGAGTTACATGCTTCTATCCAGTCAGCCCTCGTGGCGCTCATGGTATTCCGGGCTGTTGTCTAAAAGGTCAGGCTGTCTTGGTTGCTTGACTATCGAGGCACCGATGCCTTGCGCTACCGCACCTATCTGTGGCAGCAGGTACTGAGCGATCCGAGGCCCTGCGCTCCAAGCCAGTAAACCCGTGAACACTGTCCCGAGTAGTGCATAGACAGCATTACTCACGTCACCCCACAGCACGGTATCGAACAGGATCAGGAACCCCGTGAATAGCAGACACCCAGCGAGCAGTACCCGAGCCGCTGAGAGTTTACCGCGCTCGTCCGACAGGATCTGCAAGATCAACCAGCTTCTTCCCGTTCGCGTTCCTCTGCGAGTGCTGCCTTGAGCACTTCGATGTCAACCTTGTTCTGGTACTTCTCTTCCAGATCGAACTCACGCAGTGCCAGATCACCTTCGATCCTCATGCGCTCCCGACTGTCGAGTGCCCGCTGTTTCATCACCTCGGCCTCCAGCTTCGCCTTGGCGATATCAGCTTTCACCTGAATATCCATCTGCTGTAGCTGTAGCAGTTGCTCTTCTGGAGTCGGACCCTCGTCTTCAGGCGGTGGTGGTTGCCACCCTGGTGGTAGAGGCTTGAAGAACTGTTCAGTGTCAACGAACCCTGATAGCTCCAACATCTTGCCGAGTGTGTTCCTGATCTCTGGTAGTCCACAGATCGGGTTATCCATCCCGAGTTGCTGTACAGCCTCTGTCTGACGGGCAACGATATCCTGCAGCACCGCCAGCTTCTCATCTATCTGCCCGCTGCCGAGTCCTGCATTGATGCTCACATCCATAGACGAGTCCCACAGCCGTGGGTCTACAGGCACCCAGTTGTTGCGTAGGCGTACCATGCGTTCCCTGTCCTGATGCTGAACGACAAGGCGCAGCAGTCCCTTGAACATGGGCTTGAAGCCGGTCTCTGCCAGCAGCCGAGCCTTGAGTTCTAGGTTCTGTTCAGCGCCACGCACAGTAGCGTTCACTGCAGCACGAGTAGTTGACTGTAGTACATCAGGGTCCAAGCCCTGTGAGGCAGCGGTCATGCCCGTGCGATCTTCTTTCATGCTGTCCAGATATTCGACCATAGGAAAGGCGTCACGCCCCAAGAAAGGTACGTCTAATTGTTGAACCATTCCGGGCTGTCGCATCCTAATGACCGAACCCACTTCTGGGTTAAGCACATCGTCTAGATCCACCATACCGTCTACCACACTAGTCCGAGGATATAGTGCGAACGAGAGAGAGTCCAACATACCCCGAAGTACCATAGATTTGATTTTCTGTAGGTCCTCGGTCAGTGATGCCGTATCGCCCCCGAAGAACACATGGGGCTCAGGGTCTGTCTGGAACACAGCGAACGGAATGTCGGAAGCTGGTTCGTTGTTCACGACCTCCATCGCATCGCCTATAGTACAGATACGTCGAAGCTCGGCTATGCCGTCGCCATCATAATCGACCTTGCACCACGCCTCGATATAAAGCACACGCTTCTGTGTAACGTCATACGCCTCGGCGCTGGTATCCTCGTGGCGAGCCCAATACTCATCGCTGTCATTGAAGACAGTCTGATCCGTGAGGTGCTCGTCTAGTTCATCTTTATCGTACCCGAGCGCGACAAGGGAACTGACTGTGGCCAGCGTCCTGTGCCCGACCACCCGAGCGTTGTCCATACTGGTAGCTGATGCGTCCACAAAGAACTCCTCTGGAGGCATCGTTTCGATCTTGACCTTGTTTCTTTTTCTCTCGCGTCGAAGCTCGACGTTGTATATCTGTGGGGCTGGCATCCCCTGCGCTTCCATCTGTGCAGCTTGTTCTTGGGTGACACCCGGAGCCGGTTGGGGCTCAACACTGACAGCCTCTACCCCCTCCTCTTGCAGCAGAAGCGCGAGTTGCCCTTCATCCAGTCCATCGAATGTGTGACTCTGCACATCAATCGAGTCGTCGTACCACCACTTAACGATACCACCCCGATTCATCAATGCGTCCTTGAACACCGAATAGAATAGACCCACCACATTCGGCTGGTCTTCTCGGATCACATAGTTCACATAGTCCGTGGCCTGCTCTGCC